GACGGCACGATGCGTCCCCTGTGGCGCAATATCGCCGGGTCGCTCGCGCGGCTGGTCGATGTGCCTGCCGACGCCGAGCTGTGGATCGACGAGCGTGACATCGCGTTCCTGCGCGAGGACCGCAAGGACGCCGCCGAGATCGCCTTCACCCGTGCTCAGACGATCCGCCAGTACGCCGAGATCGGCTACACGCTCGACTCGGCGCGGGACGCCGTGGCGGCTGATGACGAGACGTTGCTGGTCGATTCCGGTGTCCGGTCGGTCCAGCTCCAGGACACCCAGACTGCCCCGGCCCCCGATGCGGGCCCTGATGACGAACCCACCGAGCCCGCAACGGAGCAGAGCGAATGATCACTAAGAGCCTGGGTCAGGTCGAGATCAAGGACGCCACCAAGGGCGAGGTGTCGGCGGTCTTCAGCCGCTTCGACGTGATCGACCGCGATGGGGACGTCACCCTGCGGGGCGCGTTCGAGGACGGCGCACCTGTGCGCATCAGCGCCTACCAGCACAAGTCGTGGGAGGGCGCGCTGCCGGTCGGCAAGGGCGTCGTCCGCGTCACCGACGCCGAGGCGATCCTGGAGGGCCGGTTCTTCATGAACACGGCCGCAGGACGGGACACGTTCGAGGTCGTCAAGGAGATGGGGACGCTCCAGGAGTGGTCCTACGGGTTCGACATCGAGGAATCCTCGGTCGAGGAACGCGATGGCAAGCAGGTCCGCGTGCTGGAGAAGTCCAAGATCTACGAAGTTTCCCCGGTTCTGCTGGGGGCGGGCATCGGAACCAGGACCCTCGCGGTCAAGGGTGCCGATCCCCTGAAGTTCGGCGAGGAAGCCCAGGCGGTCGTGGCCGCCGTGGGGTCCCTCACCGAGCGCGCTGCCGACGTCATGGCGAAGCGGCGCGAGAAGGGCAAGGGGCTGGGCGCCGATTCGGCGGCCCTGCTGGAGCTGGTCGAGGCGGAGCTGAAGAAGCTCTCCGGCCTGCTGACCAGCGATATCGCCCCGGACATCACGAGCGAGTTGCAGCGCGAGTACCTGCGCTATCTCGCTAAGTCTCACGCGGCGTAGCGCCGCGCATACCAGGAGAAACCGCCATGACGGCATTCCCCGCCCTGGATGAAGCCCAGGGCAAGCTTCACGCTGTCCAGAAGGCGCTCAACGACGTCTTCGCCGAGGCCGGTCCCGAGATGGACATGGGTCAGATCAAGTCCCTGGACGGCGACAGTCAGGCCAAGATCGAATGGATTCGGGCCAAGAACGCCGAGATGGACGAGCTGGGCGCCAAGATCGAGGCGCTTCAGGACGTGGCCAAGGCCGCCGAGCGCTCCCGGCAGCGTGACTCCCAGAACGTCGAGCCGGGCGCTGAGCCGGGCGGATCCATGCGTCAGGCCAAGTCCTTCGCGGACCTGTTCATCGAGTCCCAGGCGTTCAAGGGCAAGCAGGGTGCCGTCGGCCCTGAGGCCCGCCTGGACGTCGAGCTGAAGACGCTGCTGGACACCGGCACCGGCTGGGCGCCGGAGACCACGCGTGGCCCGCGCGTGGTCGACTTCGTCACCACGCCGCTTCAGGTCGCGGACATCATCCCGTCCACCACGACCACGCAGACCGCCATCACGTTCATGGAGGAGACCACCTTCACGAACAACGCGGCGGCCATCGCCGAGGGCGGGCCGTACCCCGAGGCTGCGCTGGCCTTCACCGAGCGGACCAGCCCGGTCCGCAAGATCGGCGTGTGGCTGCCCGTCACGGACGAGCAGCTTGAGGACGTGCCGCAGATCCGGGGCTACATCAACAACCGGCTCCCGTTCATGGTCCGCCAGCGGCTCGACGCCCAGATCCTCACCGGATCGGGCAACGCGCCGAACCTGCGCGGCATCCTCAACACCACGGGCATCCAGACCGAGGCCGTGGGCGGCGGTACGGACAACTCGCTGAACGCCATCTACCGGGCGCTGGTGAAGGTCCGCGTCAACGGCCAGGCCGTGCCGAACGCCATCGTGATGAACCCGATGGACTGGCAGGACGTCCGCCTGCTGCGCACCACCGACGGCATCTACCTCTACGGCTCGCCCTCGGAGGCTGGAACGCCGCGCATGTGGGGCCTGCCCGTGGTCGAGGCCCAGGCGCTCACCGAGAACACCGCCTTGGTCGGCGACTTCCAGAACTTCTCGGAGCTGGCCACCCGGCGCGGCATCGACGTGCAGATCTCCAACAGCCACGCGGACCTGTTCATCAACGGTCAGCAGGCCATCCGCGCGGACATGCGGGTCGCGCTCGTCATTTACCGCCCGGCCGCGTTCGCCACGGTCACCAGCGTTTGATCAAGAGGAGAACGTCATGCCTTACACCGGCGGATACCCGGGCGGCACCTTCAAGGCCGTCCGGGGGCGCTACGACTTCGCCACCGACGGCGGCGCGGTCGGCGACATCGACCTGAGCGCGACCATCCCGACCAACGCCTACATCGTGGGCGGCTTCGTCGAGGTGGACACCGCGCTCACCTCGGGCGGCGCGGCCACCGTGGCCGTCAAGGTCGAGGGAGCGGGCGACATCGTGGCCGCTGCTGCGGTCTCCGGCGCCCCCTGGTCCACGACCGGCCGCAAGGACGTCGTCCCGGACTCGACCGGCAGCACGGTCGTCAAGACCACCGCTGCCCGCAAGATTCAGGCCACCGTCGCCACCGCCGCCCTGACGGCGGGCGTGTTCGACGTCGTCCTGTTCTACGTCGTCGTCCCCGACTAGCAAGGAGAAGAAGTCATGCAGGCCGAATGCCACATCTGGAAGACCGCTGACGGCGAGCTGGTCGCCGCTGAGAACCCGAAGGCGGCCACCCTCGCCTACGCCCCCGGCGATGAGGTCGCGCCCAAGGACGAGGACAAGGTCCGCTCGCTGAGCGCCGAGGAGCCCGAGGCCGAGCCCGACGCCGAGGTCCAGGACGAGCAGGGCAAGCAGGCCGTGCCCGGTGAGGACAAGGCCGCCAAGCGCGGCGGCGACAAGGCCAAGTAGCCCCACCAGACCCCCAGGAAGGGCCGGACGAGCACTGCTCTCCGGCCCTTCCTGCTGCAACGAGGGAGAGCACGGTGGCCCTGGGCGACCCGTATGCCGACCTGGACGACCTGAAGGCGTCCCTGTCGCTGACCGACTCGCGTAACGACGCCGAGCTGACCCGCGCCCTGGATGCCGCCTCCCGGCACGTCGAGAACTGGTGTCACCGCCAGTTCAACCGGGCCGACGTCGCGGTCCCGCAGCTGTATCGGCCCTCACGATCCGGTCGGCTCGCGGTGTCGGACATCTGGACCACCGATGGCCTGGTGGTGGAGGTGGATACCGCCGGGGACGGCGGATTCGCCACCACCTGGGCCAGCGACGACTACGTCCTGGAGCCGCTGAACGGCACCGTGGACGGCGTCTCCGGCTGGCCCTACTCCGAGATCTACGCCAGCACCTACAGCTTCCCGTGCAGCCGTCAGGCCCGCGTGCGCGTCACCGCGAAGTACGGCTGGGAGGCGGTTCCGCCTCCGATCAAGTCGGCCACGCTGGCGCTGGCCACCGACCTGTTCAAGCTGAAGGACGCCGCGTTCGGTGTGACCGGCGGCACCGGCGAGTTCGCCGCACCCATGCGAGTGCGGGAGAACGCCCTCGTCGTGGCCCTGCTGGAGCCCTATCAGCTCGCCTCCGCCACGGTGCTGGTCGCCTGATGGCCTTCACCTTCGAGGCCGTGATGGAGGGCGTCGCCACCCGCCTGCGCACGATCAGCGGCCTGCGCGTGTCGTTCTACACGCCCGACCAGATCAACCCGCCGCACGCGGCCGTCGGCATGCCCGAGGTCGTCGACTACCACACCGCGATGGGGCGCGGCCTGGCCGAGCTCTCCCTGGGCGTGCAGGTCTTCGTCACCTCGGTCGATGACCGCACCGGCCAGCTGGCCCTGGCCGCCTACGGCAACCCCGCAGGTGGCAGCTCGGTCGTGCGCGCCGTCGAGGCGGACCGGCGGCTGGGCGGCGCGGTGAGCGACTGCATCGTCACCACCTTTCGCCCCTTCGGCCGCCAGGACGTCGGCGGGGTCCCCATGTACGTCGGCGAGTTCTCGCTGCGCATCTACGCATCCGGAATCTGAGGAGTTTCCCGTGGCCAAGTCCAAGGACACCGTGAAGGTCAAGGTCATCGGGCCCAACGCGGTCGCGGGCGTTGAGGCGCCCAACACCGTCGAGCTGGATCCCGACAGGTACAACATCCGCATCCTGGTCGAGACCGGCCAGGTCGAGGCGATCGACAAGGTCCCCGAGGGCGACCCCGACCCCGTGGCGGCC